ATGAAAGTGAAATTATTCGGTAAAATTCCATTCCGAACGGTTAAAGTGAATGTAATGCCGGATCTTCGCGTCATTCCCGGCGGACAAACAATTGGTGTTAAAGTGAGATCAGCGGGAATACTTATTGTAGGGCAACATCAGGTTGTAGACGGGGAAGGTCTTAAGCATTCACCCGGTGAAGCCGCGGGTCTCAAGCTGGGCGATTACATTATGAGCATTAATGATGTGCCCATTAATGAAGTCCATAAGATCAGCAAGTGGTGCGAAAAGTTCGGTCAAGACAAAAAGCCGCTGCAGATTACCTACAAACGAGGCGGCAAGCTCTCCACAACTTCCCTAAGTCCCGTTTATGATGCGGAGGATAAAGCATGGCGGCTGGGATTGTATATACGCGATTCCGCAGCAGGGGTTGGTACGCTAACCTTTTATGCTCCAGATCAAGGCGTTTACGGCGCTTTGGGTCACGTCATTACGGATATGGACACCGGTACGCCTATCGAAGTGGGAGAAGGTCAAATCCTACAATCCAGTGTAACCTCGATTAACAAAAGCCAATCCGGCGATCCCGGTGAAAAAAGAGCGCAGTTTTTACGTGAGGGAAGAATTTTAGGCAGCATCGAACGCAATACGCCATTTGGCATCTTCGGAAAAATGAAGGAAGTGCCGGAACATGGTTTTAACGGTCGAGCATTGCCTGTAGCTTTTGCGGAAGATGTAAAAGAAGGCCCTGCACAAATTTTAACGGTGCTTAACGGTCAAAAGGTCGAACGCTTTGACATTGAAATTGCACATGTTTCCCGGCAGGAAGGCCCGGCGACAAAAGGCATGGTTATCAAAATTACCGATAAGCGGCTAATCAGCAGGACGGGCGGAATTGTACAAGGCATGTCCGGTAGCCCCATTATACAGGACGGCAAGCTGGTTGGTGCGGTTACACATGTATTTGTTAATGATCCTGCATCGGGATACGGCTGCTTCATTGAATGGATGCTCCAGGATGCCGGTGTGCTGGTCAAAAACAAAGCTAACAAAGCAGCGAATGCAAAGGCAGTGTAAGATTAAGCTTGGATGAAACGTCGCCGCTCATTATTATTTGCGGCAGGCGTTTCTTTTCTTTTTCGACAATTTATTGTCGAAGAGAAACGAAATCGCTCATTTCATGAAATAAATTATTAATTATATCGAACTCCAATAAAAAAATAAAGAAAAAAAATATTCGACAGAAGGAATTCGCTTCTTGGTGTCGAAAACCTATGTCAGACAGCTCAAGTTCGATCAGATCATTATATCCATTAAGGGAGGACTGGACTTTGCACAAGATTGAAGTTTTGTTGGCAGATGACAACCGCGAGTTTACAAATTTGTTATCGGAATATATTTCGGAACAAAGTGATATGCATGTAAACGGGGTGGCCTACAACGGTGAAGAGGTGCTAAGGCATCTGGAGCAAGCCCGCAATATCCCTGATGTGCTCATTCTGGACATCATTATGCCTCATCTCGACGGACTTGGCGTACTTGAGCGCTTGCGTGAAATGAATTTATCGCCTATGCCTAAAATCATTATGCTTACGGCGTTTGGTCAAGAAAATATTACACAAAAGGCTGTTCAACTGGGTGCTTCCTATTACATATTAAAGCCATTTGATATGGATATTTTGGCTAATCGTATTCGCCAGCTTGTGGGAACGGGCAATTCGGCAACTTCATATTCATCGCCAAGCTTTAGCTCGTCATCTTCTTCCCTGAAATCCAATGTGGTGCCTTTAGCCAAGGGCAAAAACCTGGATGCCAATATTACAAGCATTATTCACGAAATTGGCGTTCCGGCTCATATCAAGGGCTATCAATACTTGCGCGAGGCCATTACGATGGTGTACAACAACATCGAAATATTGGGTGCAATCACCAAAACATTGTACCCGGCGATTGCTGAAAAATTCAAAACAACGCCATCCCGCGTCGAACGCGCAATTCGCCACGCGATTGAAGTTGCCTGGACGCGCGGCAACATCGACAGCATCAGCCATCTGTTTGGCTACACGATTAACATCAGCAAATCGAAACCGACCAATAGCGAATTCATCGCGATGGTTGCCGACAAGCTGAGGATCGAGCATAAGGTGTCGTGAAAGCCATAGTGGTGCGGATTTGCGGTCATTCAACGGTCGCTGGAACGGTGAAATTACGGACCAGGTAGCGTCATCGTTCCAATAAACTTTTCGTCGAGATTGCGATAAATATTCCAGATTTACGCGTAGTCTGAACGTTAGCGATTCGATTATACCGCAATCCCCGCCCATAAACAACGGAAGCCTGTACGAAGCCTCTAAACGGCCGTGTACGGGCTTCTGACGTAATAAGCCCCGTAACAGCTCCGGCGACACTCCGCTGGTCCTGTACGGGGCTTATTCGTGTTTATACGGGGCTGTCTACATTCGGACTAATCGAAGTAGATGCGGCGTCGTTCTTCGAGTCGTAAATCGCAATTCCGGTAGCAATTAGCGACGAGATTATTCCAACACAAATTAATCCAACGCCGCGCACTCCGATGATTATGTAATTGTACGCGTCCCCTCCAACTATCTTCGTAGACAAGTCCTCCGGGTCATAATAGAACATTACGTATATACCCGCTACTGCAAATCCGATCGCAGCCATATACAGAATTATCATCCATGCCTTCATTCTGCGTCACCTCCTCGTTGTAAGTATAGTTCAACATTTCCTGCGCATCCCTATTCTACCATATCGCTTATTTTAACGCTTCTATTTTCCGTTGTAACACGCCGCAGCCAGCCAATAGGGTTAGCGCCCCACTAGCGCTATTTTCCCCGAAATTCTCCGCAAATTTTACGGTAAGTGTGCGAAACGGTTTCCGGCCGTGGTTATATATGTATACGAACAAAACGTCAACACTCTCGTTTGCACTATTTGTATACTACGGAGTTTTGTTCGCTCATTTCACGCTAAATTTGATGGGACGTAAAATGTCCCCTGAAATTTACGTGAAATTACCGTTCAAAACGGCCGGTCCCTACCGTAACCCTATCCGGCGGGTAAGGCGGCTAATTCACCGTAAATTTACGGCTTAAAACAAGCGGAGGGAGGACGAGGCTATGGCGGCGATTCGGGCCGGGCCGGCTGGCGTGTGCGTAAAAGGTTTATCTTTCTCTTTTTTAAGACCAACGTATCAGGTATATGTTGATACTTCCGTTATACAGACATGTTTTTCGTCTGGATGACGGAGTCTTATACGAACGTAGTGAGTATAAGACTTAAATTCTTTAAATCTTTTAAAATCTTTAGTTCTTTAAAATCTTTTAAAATAACGGATCAGCCGAGTAATGTCAAGCGTTAATTTCTAACGTATCAATTTCGGCCCGCATCGTTTGCACTATTTTACATTAACGAAGGAGCGACGTAATCATGACGAATCAAGCAAAGAAGGCCCCGTCTGAACCCGATATTACTATAATCAACGATACGTACGGCTTTACCGTTACCGACCGCGAATACTCCGTTTATAAACGAGTCCTCGTTGACCCTACGAAAGCGCCGACGTACAAGCCCGACGCTGCCGTTATTCCTCCCGCGAAGCGTGAAGCCTGGCGCACAATCGGCCGCTATTACCCGGTCAGCAGCATCGGCATAACGTCCATGCTCTCGTACGTCGCGTTCCGATCCGCAGGCGATTCCGGTAAATACGGCAGCATTGGCGAATATATTTCCGCAATAGAGGCGGAGCTGGCCCGGCTGACTGCGGCAATCTCCGATAAGGTGTCCGTTCGTGTATGACGTTGCGGCCGCAATCAAACCGGTTGTTGACGATGTGTCCGAGTATTACCGGGCTCGGCTGGCGGATAAGGACGCGGAGATAAGCCGGCTGCGGGCGAATTTAGCGGAGATGGCCGTGTACCTGTCCGGCGAGGCGGAGAAATGCGAGATAGCGGGGGCGGAAGGCCGTTTCATGGCGTCCTATTTCCGCGGCAAGGCGGAAGCCTTCGGGCACGCAGCTAATATGGCGAAAATAGCTTACGGGAAGGTGGCGAGTGTAGATGACGGAGAAAACGGAAAGTGTCCGTGATTGGCCGGCGGATAAGGCGATTTGTGATGCAGCAACGGCAGGACCGTGGAGCGCTATGCGGTGGGAAAGTGGCGGTGCCGATGCGTACAACGTTCAGACGTGGTGTAACGATGTTGCAACGGTTTGGCAGGGAGAACGCTACCCAGGCGGCCCGATAATTTCAGAAACGGCGGCGTCCGCAAATACAAATTTTATCGCGGAAGCCCGTACCGGATGGCCGGCGGCATTGGCGGAGATTGAACGTTTACGCAATGTTATACGATACGTTCTCGCGGATGCGGAACGAATCGAGGTGGAAACGTACTTGGATCGAACTTACGGAGAGGGCTGGCCGTCTGGATACGCAGAGGGGAAAAACGACATAGCCGAATCAATAGCGTCATTTCTGCGAAAGGAGGCGTTACAAATTGCCGAAACAGCCGCCTAAACCCCGTATCACAGCCGAACAGCGGCGCGACTGGCGTAATCTGCCGACCGAACACTGGAATACGTTGACGTTTACGGAGTTCTTTCGCGGTATGAACGGCGACCTTTACGGAGCTGACTACGTGCCCCTACGCAATTGGAGGTTTGAACAAGGCGTTATCAAACGCCAGCTCGACGAATACGGGCCCGAAGTTCTACGTGCAGCCTTCGAAGAATGTTTCCGCACGTACAAGCCCTCGCGCGATTACCCGATACTGACCGCCGGGTTCGCGTGCGCCTATCGGATCAATACGATCATTCCGCGGCTTATCGCGCAAGCGACGGAAGCGGAACGGCTGGCAGCGGAGAAGACGGCGAGCCCGACCGTGGATGCGGCGGAATTAAAGAGCGTGTGGTGAGGAGCGTGAGCAATTTGCGGATAACGGACTATAAACGATGCCGAGCGGTGATCGCGATATACAGTCACTACGTAATGGAGACGGAGCCTGACGAGGATTACGCGGCGTGGAAGCTGGCGAAATTGTCCGAATGGGCGGCGGAGTTGGAGCGGAAACGGCCGGTTAGATATAGGTTAAGACGGGCCCGGCCGATTGTTGACGTTGTTATTCCGCCGGCGTAGCTGGTTGCTCCGGATTAGCGACCGGCGCTGCGTACTGTTCCGGGAAGTGCTTTTGATGAATTTCACGCGTAAACCGGTAGATTTCACCGAGCGCAAGGAATACGAGGCAGGAGATTGCTCCGCTAACCCAATAAGGTACGGCAATACTGAATATCAGTTCCTCGTCTTGTATTCCGAGAATTAGTCCGGTAAGAATTCCGCCAAGCCCTAGTACCCAGGCAATGGCCTTTAAGGTTTCTTCCACAAGTAGACCTCCCTACAATTTTACTATATTGTAACATTTTTCGTAGGGAGTTAGTAGGAAAACAATAAGCGGAGGCGATGACGAATGAATCAATTGTTCAAATATGGAGAGAACGAAGTAAGGACGGTAATGATCGAGGACGAGCCGTGGTTCGTGGCGAAGGATATTTGCGATATACTAGACGTTCGCAATAACCGAGATGCTTTATCCCGCATTGACAGCGAGGATAAGGGCGTAGTTTTAACCGACACCCTTGGCGGTAAGCAAGAAGTAACAGCCGTTAACGAGTCCGGGCTATACTCGTTAATTCTCGGCAGCCGTAAACCAGAAGCCCGCGCATTCAAACGCTGGGTGACGTCTGAAGTTCTCCCGGCGATCCGTAAACATGGCGGTTACCTAACGCCCGATAAAGTAGAGGAGGCGCTACTCAACCCCGATACGATTATCCGGCTCGCAACGCAATTAAAAACGGAGCGTGCGGAAAAGGAGCGCCTGGCATCCGTTATCACCGAGCAGGCTCCGAAAGTGGCCGCATACGATACGTTGATGTGGGCGGAAGGTATTAACGAAGGAGAACGTACCATACCAGCGCTTCACCGACGGAGGGTTCTTTGTCGTAGTGGAAACGATACGCGGCGGCAAGGTTCGGTCGGTTACGCGCGTTACTCCGAAGGGACTCGACTATATGTACCGGGAGCTGGCGGCTAGTTAGCGCTTCTTCCACTCCGCTCGGGGCTCGTCCGAATGAATGGCGGGCCCGGAGATATCATCGCATAGATTCGATATTAACAATACGAGAGGGGAAATCCCGGAGGATATTATAGTTTCGTTTGGAACCATCATCGGATAGCCCTAGAAAATAATCTGCGGATACATCGAAGAAAAGGCACATTATAATTATTTGATCGTTAGTGAGCGTTGCTTCGTCAGCTTCAAGTCGCTGTAGTGAGCGGGTTGTTTTATAACCTAGTGCTTCAGACAGTTCTCTTTGTGTAAGCCCTTCTCTTTCTCTAAGTGTTTTAATTCGTTCGCCCATGGTCGCCATAAATATTATCACCTCAAATTAAGTATTGACACGTATTACGAATACACGTATTATAAAGACATGAAGTTTTGATACATGTACTTTTGAGTCGCGTTATATGTAGCATTATAACATATCACGTATCCAATAATCACGTAGTAAAAACCTCGCCTCAACTCGCCTCACCTCGATTTACATACGCGACCGGCCGCCGATCCCGAAGACATCCTCGTCTTATCGGCCCAAAACGTTCGCACCACGCTTTAACCTCGATTGACCTCCGCATAGTTGTCGTTATTCTGACGTTTCCTCAACGCAGAATTGACGAAAAAAGAACGCAGCCTCTCCGCGTTCTGAAGCTGGCGTTGGCTCCATCGGGGCTTTCGTCATGGAAACGAAATAAGAACGAAGGAGTTGACGTAAATGCGGAACGAAAAAATACGTTACATTGTCCGCCCATACAGTTATTACGGTGACAGCACTCGTCCATGTACTTATTCCGTTTGGGATACGAAAGAAGGCGAATGGGCAAGTAGTTTAGTCGGTAACAAGGACGGCGCGAGAGAGGCTGCGGATAATCTGAATTACAAATATTACGAATGTACCGCATGCGGATACGTGCAAGTCGAAGAGGCTACGATATCCGAAATGAAATGCGACCGCTGTGACCACGTAGCGTATTTCTGTAACCCCGAGATTATATCGTGCGAAGCCGTACTAACCGAATACAAGCCGCCAGCAGTTACGCCTCTCCCGAATATCAAAACGGCGACCGACGAATTACATCGGTGTTTCCGCGCATTCAATGACCGCTATTTCGGCGGAGTCCTCGCCGAGCCCGCAATAACGATTCAGGCCGCCGGTAAACGTCAGGCATACGGCTGGTGTTCGTTAGTACCGTTCTGGCATCGACCTGGAGCGGAAGGAGACGGAAGCGAGCCGGACGGGCACCGCTATGAAATCAACCTGTCGGCCGAACATATGGCGCGTGAACATTACGATATCCTGCGGACGCTGCTTCACGAAATGGTCCATTTGCATAACGTACACATCGGCGTTCAGGACGTCAGCCGCGGCGGTACATACCATAACCTCCGGTTCAAGGCGGCCTGCGAGCGTGACAATATGTTTTATTACGATTTCGATAAACCGGACAAAAAGATCGGCTGGTCGGCGGCCAAGTTGACGGAAGAGACGCGGGCCTTCATCGATACGATAGGCGTCAATCCGGAAGCGTTTGGACTATACCGGGCCGTTCCGGAGAAAGCGAAAAAGGCATCAAACTCGTATAAGTTAGAGTGTCCGGACTGCGGCGCAAAGGTCCGCGCGAGCAAGCCCGGCCTGCTAATACGGTGCAAGCCGTGCGATGTCGATATGGAAGAGATTTGACGCTGAATATGAATATTCAACGGAGGAAGAAATTTCCGTGTACAAGATACTTGTACCGTTGTACAATGGGAACAAACGTTCTAGGAGGTTTATATCATGCGTAACACAAAAACGCCGACCGAGCGGTCCGACTATTATATCCGCAAGGTCAGCGAATACAGCTCGGTCCGGCTCGCTCAAATTTACGGGCGGCCGGTTAAAAAGCCGAAAAGCAACCGCTTCATGCGCCTGATGGCGTATCAAGACGGGTTAAATAGGAGGGTGCGCGAATGGAACCGAAAGGCAACCGCTATTTAACGGAGTATCGAGGCCGGCCTGCGGACTTGCTTCGAGACTTGGCGGAAACGGCGGGGAGTGCGCGGCTTCGGAAAGTGTGGGAACAAAATTTATTACGCAGCGTAAATTGACGCTGGGAAGGTCGTTGTCTAAACTGTGGTTGAGAGGTGATATTTATTCACGCATCAAACTGTATTCTCCGTGGCCCTTGCGGATCAGCCGGAACGGCCGAATGTAACCGACAATGTCCGTCCTTCCTCGCAGTCCACGGACTTTCCGGCGGGGGCGGCCGAAACGGGGCTGCAAATATCCCGGAGGATTACCGCCTGCTCACGTTGCAGACGAGCCCGGCCCGCGCCGGACAGCCGGAAGTTTACGCAGCCCTCACGGATTACGTCGGAACGTTCGCCCGGCAATTTGGCGGAATCGACCGAGCAAAGTCGCTATACTTGTATTCAGCGGAACCAGGCACCGGCAAGACAACGACGGCAGCCGCACTTCTCAACGAATACCTTATCGTACATTACATCGGCTCCGTAAAACGCGGTCTTCAGCCGGAGCAACGGCCGATATACTTCGTCGACGTCAACGCCTGGCAGACGGACTACAACGCATTCAACCGGCCGCGTGTACCGGAGTCAATCGCCGAGCCAGCCGCCGGACGTTACTACTCGACGCAGCGGGCCGCGATGACAGCGGATTACGTTGTACTGGACGATATCGGCGTGCGAGATGCGTCTGAAGCGTTCCGGGCCGACCTGCATACGATAATAAACAGCCGCGTAACGGCGGGGTTGCCGACTATTTATACGAGCAATATCGCTATGTCGGAGCTGGCAGCGCTGTTCGATCGGCGGTTGGCGGATCGGATTCGCGATATGACGATCGAGCTGACGTTCAAGGGCGAGAGTAAGCGCGGGATTCGCAAAATATGAAAAACGGCGTATGAGTGAGAATGAAGGCGATCAGCGAATTTTCTTACTTTTACAATGTATCTAGTTCTTCTAATGGAACAGAACACACCGATACTCACAAGAACATATTTGACAGTTTGTAACGTCTTTGTAACAAAAGAAAGACACATTACAACAAACGTAAGAAGGGTGATATCGCTTAAAATCGCGGTATTTCGGGTTTGATCATCTTCGAGCAGCTAATTTATACTCAGTTAGACGAAAAATGGAGTAAACGTGAGATAAAAGGAGCTGTAAATTTTATGTGTTTTCTTAGATTAGCAAATAACCTATAAATAACATACAAAACAACTAGCATAACATGATTATGGGTGATCGTGGAAAAATACCATTAAAAGTAACTCGTTAACGGTGAAATATGGAAGAATACGAGGTTTTACAACTACGACGGAGGTGAGGCATAATTGACGGCAGAAGCGTTGATATCAAAGACAATTGACGATAACAAGTTGTCCGTATTCGACCGCTACGAAATCGGCCCGGACTATTTTCAAACGGAACCGGAGCGCGAAGCGTTTTCGTTCATACAGCGATATTCGGCCGAAAATGGCGGAAATGCGCCTTCATACGCAGTCCTCGTCGAAGCGGTCCCGGACTTTACGTACATCCCAGCGGTTACGGACAGCTACGAATATCTGGCGCGTAAGTTGAAGGAGGCGTGGGGGAAGCGGCGGCTGGCGGAATTTCTCGGCGGGCCCGACGTTGCCTCCAAGTTTGCCGAAATCGGAAAGTCCGCGACGATTGACGAGTATGAGCGCTGGCTGACGGGCGAAATCGCGGAAATCAAACGGAAGTCTACGGTGCGGCGCGAAACGGGGATCGACGTAACAGGCAGCGAGGCGGCCGACGTGTTCCTAGCGGAATATGAGGCGCGGGCAAGCGGAAAGTCGCGGCGACTATGGAAATCGAAGTTCCCGACGATAAATGCGGCGGTCGGCGGCGGCTACTGGTCGAGTAATATGTACGTTTTCTTCGCGCGGTCCGGCCGGGGCAAGTCCGTATTGACGATGGAGGAAGCGATAGAGTTTGCGTTCCAGGGCGCAAAAGTATTAGTGTGGGCGCTGGAAATGGGCAAATTCGAGTGGATGGCGCGGGCTTATACGTCCATTTCGGCGAGGCTCGGATTAGCAAAAACGGCCGTGAACGGAATCGACTACGAAGCCGGTTTCGATAACCGGGCGTTACAAGGCGCTAAGCTATCGTCGGAAAATTACGAATCTTTCGTCAAATTCCTGCGGGAGATCAACGAACTAATTCCGGGCAAGCTTATCGTTCGGGCGACGGACGATGACGGCTTTATTGACCGGAGCTTGGCCGCCCTGCGTTCGGATATTATCGAAACCGGCGCGGACGTTGTAATCGTGGACCCGTTCTATTACCTCGATTACGAAACAAATACGTCAAAAACGGCCGGCGGGGACGCGGCAGCTACGTCCAAAAAGCTCCGCATTATGACGGGCAACCTCGGCGTCGTTACGGTTGCGATTACGCAGGCTGACGAAGATGCTGGCGAAAAGAATGACGATGGGGTACGTGAACTGAAGCCTCCACGGCGGGCTGACGTTAAGAAAACGAAGCAGCTCCTCGAAGATGCGGCGTTACTTATCGGTTTAGACACGTTGGCGCATGAAGGCCGCGGCGTAATTGAGCTGGGCAAGGGGCGGTCCGGCGGGGAAGACACGCGCGCGGAAATCGTGTATATGCCGAATATCGGGATCGTGCGGGAGCCAGTGGCGGCGGATGTGGCGGCTAAGTTCGTTGGAAACTTTTAGATGAATACGTATTGACTTTCCTAGCATCTTAATCTAAAATCAAAATCAGTTGATCTAAAGATTAAACGATATTAGTCTAAGAATGAAGGTGGAGGCAGATGATAGGTCTGACTATAGACGACATAAGAGACAAGGCGGTTGCTGTAGTCAATGAGTTCCCGACAGGGATTAGACAGATAGATTTAATTCAAAAAATATGTGAAAACATTATATCACCAGGGATAGATGTCGAGATAACCCGAAATAAAGTACGTAACGCCATATGGGACCTAGAGAAAAAGCGTGATGACGTAACTAAAATAAAGTTAGGCCCACGCGAGGCTGTGTTTGTCCCTAGAGCAAAAAAAGTCTATATGAATAAAGACAACAGCTTCTCAGTTGTCGTAAGAGAAGATATTAGCGGGAATTACTCCTATGAATCAGAAGCTCGAAAGACAATGTTAAACATATGGTATCTAATGAACGAGTTAGAAGATGTACTGTCAAAGAATCACGAAGCTGTTGCTAGATTGTATGACTTACCACCCAATACCATCGCGAGGCTTGACAGCAACCAGATAAACACATTAATGGAGGTTAAGCACGCGGTTGATGGGTTGCGGAGGGCACGTTCTTTGGCATCAAAAACGGAAGGAAGTGACTAAAGTTGATAGCAATACGCGGTCCAAACGCACTCGAAACGCAACTTCCCGTAGACATCCGCGCCGAACTCGAAGAGTTTTCGTTTAAGTCGGCCTCATGGTCATCGGACAAGCTAATCGCCGCCAGCCCGTTCCGGTACGAAAATAATCCGTCATTTGCGGTAATCTTCGAACATGGCGGGTGGCGCGATTATGGAGCGGTTGATCCTGCGTGGCAATCCGGCAGCTTCGTCAGGCTCCTAGCGTTTCTCCGGCAGGAAACGTACGAAGAGGCGGCCGAGTATCTGGCGGCAAAGTACGGCGAATCACGGGACCCGGCCGCCGAGGTTACGTTAAGTCCGATCCGACTCGCGACGGACAAGCCGAAGGTATACCGAATAGGCAACGGTATACTGGACGGCTATAACTGGCGGTCGCCTTATCTGGCCGGGCGCGGGATATCGGAAGCGGTTCAGCAGCTCATGCGAATTGGATACGATCGGCAGCAGCGGGCGATTACGATTCCTTGGTTTAACGCAGACGGTTCGCTGGGAAACGTTAAGTTCCGGAAAGTCGTTGATAAGACGTTTTGGTACGCGAAAGGCGGCCGCCCAATCCGCGATATGCTCTACGGAATCGACATCGTATACAGCCGGAAATTGCGGAAGTGTGCGATAGTGGAGGCGGAGATAGATGCGTTAACGCTAATGTCGCATGGAATATTCGCGGTAGCAACGGGCGGGACGGCGTTCACTCGGGCGAAGGCGGAACTATTGCTCCGGTCGACCATCGAGGAGCTGACGATATACCGGGATAACGATAGGCCGGGCAGAGCTTGGCGGAACGCAATAGTGGCGGAAGTGGCCGGAAAGCTTGACGTGCGGCTGGCGTTGATTCCGCGGCGATACGGGAAAGACGTTAACGAAGCGGCACTGAACGGGTGGAACCCGGCGGAAGCAAGGACGAGGACTGTCGAAAGACGTCGAATGATATCGTTTAATATCGGTTGAAGGCGGAGAGTGGTAGCGTGTACAATGGGATTACGGTTCTACTCAAGAGTAGAGTTTTCGTCGGCCGAGCGCTCAATCCGTTGACCACTCGTAGAGATCGCGCGGGTTGCATTTAAGGACATCTGCAATCATGACCGCGGTAGGAAACGACATCATGCTGTTTTCGGCAACATAGCGAGAGATAACTCGTTCATCCATGCCGACAGCGTTTGCGAGCTGACGTTGAGACAGTCCGCGTTTTGCGAGTAGTTCCGGAATGAGGCATCGGCGCGACGAAATACGCATCCGATAACCCTCCGTAAATTTATATGAAATTATAATTGACGAATGTGTGCGAAACGGCGAAGTGCCGTGGTTATATTACTATAAGGAGTTGACGCAATGAATCATCGAGAAAAACTGAATATTTCCTACCAACGCTTTAAGCTGAACCCAAGCGACGCCAATTTCGAGACTTTGTACGAAACGGCGCAGCCTTACTACAAAAGGCACCGCAGTAGAGTCCGAGGACTTACCGGATTTGATGATGCTGACGCGCTAACCATTTTTGATGACGCGATGCTCAAGCTTTGTTACAGCACGAAGATACATAACTGCTTTGAGCGAGCGCTGAATAGTCGGTTGAACTCAAGGCGGAAAAACTTGTTGCGAGACAATGAGGCTAAGCCTTACGCGGATTCAATCGACGAAATACTCGATTCGGCGGCGGATGAAGGGACGGCAATCCCGAAAGCCTTGCGAAGTGAGTACGATTTAGAACAAGTTGTGTTACGAAAGACGGAAGCCGACCACCGGCAAGTGATCGACTCCCTAATTTGGGCCAGTAAGCCCGATGCAACGACGACGGCAATCGTCGAAGCAATGTTAGTTGCGCCAGCCAGCGCTAGTCGTAATGAAATCGCGAGAAGTCTCGGTATTCACCACGAGGTTGTTAATCGTAAGCTTCGCGCTTTATCTCGCAACTACGACGTTAATCGTTTTGGAGATTATCGCGAATTCTTAGCGGCTTAACACGTCTTCATTATAACATATCCGCAACAAATCGCTAATGAGGATTCGTTAACATATCCGCCAATGATTACCGGCGCTTAGGCATTGCGTCGGTAGTCGTAAGGGTAACGTTAACTTGCGGTTGATGTCGTTGGGTAATCCTTACAATTACAGTTTCTACTATAACGTAGAATTTTAAACGTGTCAACGAGAATAACACGTTCTATTTAGTCATGCAACGTAATATTCACATAAACGACAAATTCACGAAAGTGTACGAGGTGATAACGAATGTATAACGATATGTCACGAAAGGTAATACGCACACCACGCCGACCGGTTTCAAATAAATCGCAAATTTTACGTTTAGCATCCGGTTATTATGGCGGAGCCGATCCGATGGAGGACGCGGCCGACTATAGCACCGCTCGCTGGGCGAAGGGGGTCCGGCTCGCATGAGAATCGACGCTAAGGCTGGTACACATTTTATCGGTAAGATTTTCGTCACGCCGCACGCCCTCGACCGCGTAACGCAGCACTTCGGCGTTGATCGGGCAGGCGCGCCAATGTGGGTCATGGATCGGCTACGCAAAGCGAGTCTCGTCGATCCGGACGTAATCGGAGAGGACGGAGTTTCGCGCCGGCTGTTCGTTTATCAGCGAGTCGTATATATCGTGGCGCAAAACGAAGATACGGTCGTTACCGTTTATCAGCAAGAAACAGCGCCGGAAGACGTTCGCGGCAACGTAGGCAAGGTGTTGACTCGTGCTCTCAAAGCGGCCCAACGCGCAGAACAACGGGAACTTCGCCGGCTTGCGATTGAACGCGCCGAGCTTAACGTTAGGCAGGCGGGACTTGAGCTGCGCCGGCTTCAGACGAACCTCGCGACGGTTAAACGTAAAATTGACGAAGAGTTGGTGGGTATTGCTGCCGAAATGAGCCGCATCGAAGCGGAGGTTTATGCGGTCAAGCGCGAGAAGTCAACGCTGGCAAAAGGGATTTGCGCGTATATTGCGTAACACACTGTCAAACGCAGGAGTAACGACACTCTTGCGTCGGCTCAACGGTATCAACTGCGATAGCTCCGGTTGGTATCGTTCAGCGGGCGCAAGGATTGGCCCGAAAAATCCATTATAAAGGAAGCGTGATGCAACGAATGAGTCAATTTACGAAACGCGGCACGGCGGCAGTAGAGGCGGCAACAGCGGAAAAGGACGAAAGCAGCTCGTTACATGTCCCGTTCCCTTCCGGCACGACGCTGAAGGTGCGTATCAAATCGGCCGAGGATTCCGCCGAGTATTATGCGCATGGCATTTACGGCAAGGTGAACACGTTTGTTCCGAAGGTTCCAGCGGAGCGTAACGCGAAAGGCTTCGTTACAGGGAACCCGTCCGTATGGGACCGCGCGGCCGACCTGCTCTACGCCGACGCGAAAGCCGCGAAAGACTCCGGCGATGAAAAAGGCGCGGAAGATATCCGTAAGCAGGCGTACCTTTACAAGTCGAAAGCGCGCTACCTAGTCGGCTTCGGAAACCTCGAAACTGGCGAAGACGGCTTCGTAGACCTTACGCCGAAGCAGGCGAAAGGTGTGTTCGCAGCCATTACGAAGTATGCGAAACGGCTCGATAAAGTTGCGTTCGAGCTGACGAAAACAGGCTCGTCTACGGACACAGCCGTAACGCTCTCGCCTGTCCTCGATATGGACGAGGACCTGACGGACAAGGAGCGCGAGAACTTCGCTAAGCTCGGCGAGAAACCGTTCGACTTTACAGCCTTTGACGGATTCTTGTTCGAGGCGGACGAGGCGGAGCAGACGAAAAACCTCGTCGTTGCCGGTTTTGATATCGGTCGACTCGGCCTGACCGTTGGGGCTACGTCCTCAACCTCGTCCGACGCAGAGCCTATCGTCATTACTGACGATAAGCTTCCGTTTTAGAACGGAGGCGGCCGAATGTTGATGACGATGGCCGACGGACCGGCGACGCAAGCATCCGGAGGAGGGCGTAAGATTCCGCCTTTCCCTCCGGTAACAACGGCAGCAGACGAGAATGACGAAGGGAGAACGAACATTTGGCGCACATTACCGAAATTACCGGCAAGTATTCGGAATTAATCGCGAGGGCGGCCTTGTTAGCGAATGGCTGGCGGGTCCATACGTCCGATACCGAGGAGCCTTACGACATCTTGGCGACCGACCCGGTATCCGGCGATCACGTACGCATCCAGGTCAAGACGATTAGGCAACGTCATGACCGTAAGAAAGCGGACGGAACGTCTGACCTCGTTGTGTATGCGAAGAAAGGAAACGGAACGGCCTACGACCGAGCCGACGCTGACTACTTCGTTGGCATCTGGTCGGCCGATGGCGAAACTCCCCGCGTGTATATGTTCGAGAACCGGTTGCTTACGGAGTATTGGGCGAGCGAGGCAGCGGCGGCGCAGCGATGGGTCGAGTTACCGATTGCACTCGACCGAACTACGTTTATTACGGAGTCAGCGGTTGCTGCGTAAAGAACCGGCCGAAGCCCTTGTCGTGGCAGAATGCGCCTGGTGTCGCGGGGCCATTTACGCCGGCGACGAGGTTGCGCGAATTGATGACGACAGCCTAGACGGCCAGTATGGGCGTGGATACGTTCATGACGGTTGGGGTACGAAGTGCGCGGCCGAATACGCATTCGAGCGGGTTTATGACGTAAAAGGGACGATAAATGACCGCAAGGAAATCGAATAAAAATAACCAGGCCCGCGGAGGCCAACGAGGAGACAAATATATGACGAAATATTCCAATGTAGTAATTAACGGTAAGACGCTTGAAGTTCCGGCACAATCTGCGGTTAAGTACGAGCAGGTTGGCGAAATTGGCGAGGGCAACAGCGCAAATATTGAAGCCGGAGACGTTATCGTCTACGAAGACGCTCCTTTTTCGTGGATTACGGTCGGGTCTGCGTACGTCGTAACGGAGATTGATTCCGACAAAGATGCACGAATCATGGACGACGAGGGCGATAACTACGACACTTGCGGCGATGTGTTTACAACTTACCGGAAAGTTTCGGAAAAGAAACGTCTGACCGTAGGCGATTACGCGAAGGTCGTAAGAGACATCGGTTATCATAATTACGTAATCGGATCGGTCATTAAAATTGCCGTGGACGACCACGACCGCAAGCCGTACCAAGCCGATAAGGCAGACGGAACACGCGGAACCTGGCTGTATGAACACGAACTGGAACCGGCCACAAAGGCGGAGTTTGACGCACAGAAAAAGCCCGCCGACCCCCGCAGCCAGTTCGCAGCCGGCGATAAAGTACGCTTGCTTTCGGGCGGCGGACGTCATCCGCTTTGCGGATTTTCGGACGGAAACGTGTACGACGTAACTAATCCGCTGTATAGCGGCCACAAGAATGAGCGCGTCGAAATCGCTAACGGCAGCTCGAAGGGCTTCGCCAAGCCGGAGCAACTCGTGAAGGTTACGGAGATTGACCGCTTCAAAGCCGGCAGTCACGTTAAAATTGTCGATCTGTCCGGCGGATTGGCGGAAGGGAGACTAGGACAAATCGCGGAGGTCGTCACGGACGATGGAAGCTCCATCCCGTACAAAATTCGCTTTATCTCCGACGGTGATATTGAGTGGGTCCGTGCGATCCGTATCACCGCTGCGACCGCCGAAGAAGTCGCCGCCGCCCGTTACGCTGCGAAAATCGGCGATTTCAAAGACGGCGATTGGGCGGAAATCGTGAACCCGACGGAGGCGAACGCTAATTCCCGAGCAATCGCAGCGAAAGGACAAACCGTTAAAGTCTCGTTGTTTGGGCAACACGGCATACGCGGCCTCACGTTGACATCCGCGGATGGTAGGAGTATCGGATTTGCGAACGCCGACGCATTACGTAAAGTTGACGAGCCGAAGCCGGCCCCATCTTTCGTAATCGGCGATAAAGTGCGAATAGCAGTTCCGGAAGGTGCGCCGACCCGCCACGGCCGCGTTGGCGTGAAAAATTCCGAAATCGGCGAAGTCACGGGGGTTCGGTCCGACGTGCTTATCGTAAGATTTCCGTCATTTGGCGACGGGTGGAACGGGCTTCCGAGTGAACTCGTTAAGGTGACGGAAGAAGAGGCCGTCGAGTCCGCCAAGTGGTCCGCGATTGGCCGGAAGGTCAACGAGTATAAGGCGGGCGATATCGTAGAAGTTACGGGTGGCTACGAAGAAGTAAAGAAGGGCGACATTGGCGTAATAACTCACGCAGATGGTTCGAGTCTTCCGGGCGTAACCGTTAGAGGTGTCCAGCGCTTCGTTCAAGTTAAACTCGTAATGCCCGTCGAGCAACGTTTCGATAAGGTGGCCTAATGGCGTCGCCGGCGTTAAAGGACGCGATAAAGCGCCGAGCAGCCGCGGAGCCGGAGACGGCTGAAGACGCGTTTAAGCGAATCGCCGTAATGTCACTCACGGACAAAGAGCGGAAAGCCTTCGAGGCCGCCCGCAAAGCTTACGTCGACGGACGAATAGGCAACGTTCGATCGGACGGTAAGAAATGGACGAAGAGCGACGTTACGGCGGCAGGCTTCCGGTTAATCGCTGCGGCGGCCGAGTCGGAAAGGGGAGAGCGGATGCGTTCCGTTCTCTCTTCCAAGCCGGCCAACTATCGGATTTTAACGGATGATACCGAGTTGCCCGCTTTCGTGGATCGGCTGCGGGAAGAGTGCCGGCGGCAAATGGCGGAATGGCCGGGCAAATTCGATATTCTCGGAGTACGCAGTATGACGGCCGGCGACTTTGAGGGAACCGGAGTTGATACGTACATCGACTTATCTATCGGCTTTTCGATATGGCTACCGCTGCTCGACGAAGGCTATTACCTTCCGTATGGTCACGTTGATTTGCGGGGTACGGAAGGATTCGATTTCCTAACGGAGGAGTCAGCGTTTAAAGCAACGGACAAGCAGCTTACGCGATCGGCCGTTATCGACGCAATCAGCCCGTATCTTCGCCGGCCAGAACACGGCAAAACGTTTCATATGGGATCGGCCCGTTACGATTTACACGTCGCGGAGAAAGACGGTTATACGATTGGCGGCTGCGTTTGGGACACGCTTGACGCCATGAATACGTTGAATGAACACGAGGAGGCGTACGGCCTGAAGGCGCTGGTCGCGAAGTATGGCGTACTGTTTGGCGTGCCCGGCCCGATATTCACGTTCGAGGACTTGTTCGGCAACCGGAGCCCGGCCCCGTTTAATACGGAGCTGGTAGGCATTTACGCGATCAACGACGTTAAGTATGGTTGGCGGTTGTTCGAGTGGCAATACGCGATGATGGCGGCCGCTCCTTCCGCATCCGGAAAAGGCCGCTTACTCGAATGTTACGCGAAGATTGACTCGAAATTGCCGGAAACGGACGTATTTTTGGCATGCTGCGGATTCGAGATTGATACGGAGGGCTTGGCGCAGCTCGAACGCGAGTTTACGCCAAAGCTCGACGAAGCGCGGGCAGCCGTTTTTGAATCGTACGGGATTGACGCGGCGTTTGTGCGGAAGATGGACCGGACGATTAACCGCGGCAAAATCGACGCGTGGATTTCGGCGCAGCAAAAGCGTATTACAACACGGGCGGATCGTATTGCGAAGCTGAAGGCGGATATGACGGCGGATGAAGCGGTAGGAAAAACGCATTTAAAACGTTACTCTGACGCAAAGGCTCGTTTATCCGAGTTAGAGGCGGAGAAGCTTCTGCCGGCCGATGACGAACACGCGCCACTCTTTACGGAAGAATTTACGATTACGAACGGCAATCACCTTGCGTATCTCATTTACGATCACCTCGGTATACGTGACCGGACCGGCCAGTTTAAGCGAGGCAAGTCGCGGTCGACGGCGGCGGACGTCTTGGAGGCGTATTACGAGGAAGAAGACGCACTGAAACCGTTGGCGACCGTTGCAGCATACGAGAAGCTGCTGAATACGTACGTGACTAAGATTCCGAACGCAGTTGAGCGCGATGGACGATTACATTCGGAATTCAAAGCGGGCGGGACGGCAACGGGACGTTATTCGAGTGCGGGATATAACGGACGGCCGATCGATATATTACGCGATTTTGAAACGGAGGGGTAGTGTGGAACTTAACCGCGTATACCAACGCGACTGCATCGCAGGGATGCGGGATATGGAAGACGAAAGCGTCGATTTAGCGATTGTTGATCCGCCGTACGGAATTGATTTCCGAAGTAATTACCGGAAGTCCTCGACGCTCAAAACTACTGAGGGGATCGCGAACGATGGTAAGGACAACGCTGGTTTCCTTACCGAGGTAATTACGGAGCTTTCACGTGTAATGAAAGAAGGGTCCCACGTGTACTGGTTTACGCGGTGGGATAAGGTTCCGGAGCAGCAACCGTTACTAGAGTGCCACTTCCGCGTAAAGAACTCACTTATTTGGATGAAGAATAACTGGTCTATGGGTGATCTTCGTGGAGCATACGCGGGGCAGTACGAAAACATATTGTTCGCGCAAAAAGGGCGACGCCTACTTAACGAGGTCGATGGCAGATCGCGTCACTCGGACATTCTACAATTCGACCGAGTTTCGCCGAGTAAACTCCGCCACAGTCACGAGAAGCCAGTCGACCTAATCTCGTTCTTAATTCGTAAATCTTCTGCGCCGGGCGAAACCGTACTAATACCGTTTGCGGGCAGCGGAACTGACTGCGAAGCTGCAGCGGCGTCCGGCCGTAATTTCGTAGCGTTCGAATTGGACGCCGACCACGTAATGACAGCGGAGGAAAGGCTACGCGCAGTATGCTAACAATAACTGATGCCAACTATCACGCCATCGTCAAGACGCTAGTCTCCGACAACCGCAAGGTTCCGAAGGGGACGAATCTCCAAAATATGCCATCGAAAGGCGGAGGCATCCTCGTACGTAATCAATTCGTCCCGCGCGCTGGCTTTACGTTCGTCGGCGCTGACCTCGGTCAAATAGAGCCGCGTATCCAGGCGCATATCATGTACGAGCGATATCGGGACAATTCGCTCCGGCAGATTTTCCTCGACCGCGTCGACTTGTATACGACGATGGCCGTCCGGACTTTCGGGCTCGACGAAAAGTATTGCGTTGACAAGGCGTATGATCCGACCGGTACGTTCAAACCGCGCAGCCTTATGAAAACCGGCGTCCTGGCGAAATCGTACGATCAGAAGGCGGAAGCATTCTCGCGCAAAATGGGCGTAACGATGGAAGTTGCCACGCACTTTTTCGAGAGCTTCGACGCGGCCTTCCCGTCCTTTACACAAATGGTTACGGACATTCGCGAATTTATGCGGACACACGGTTACGTCGAAACGCTGTACGGCCGGAAGCGTCGGTTTCCGAATTATAAGACGGTCGAGGCAATAGCGGCCCGGAATGAGCAGCGGTTGATCCGGCTGTACACGGAACGGAAGGCGCTTCGGACGAGGGCGGAACGGTCGGCGCTCTCTCCCCGCGATGCAGACAAGCTTCAGCGCATCCAGGACGATATTGACGTACTAGCGGCCGACCGAGGGCTTATCGGATATTGGGACCGGGCGGCGTTCAACGCCGTGATTCAAGGCACTGGCGCGGACATTCTGAAGATGAACGGTAACCGGAACGCCCGGATTTGTAAGGAACGCGGCTGGGAGTTTAACGCGTCTATTCACGACGAAATCAAAAACTCGATCTCGAACAGGGATTTGACGCCGGACGCGATTGCGCTGATCGACGATATCATGACGGGAACTTGCGGGCCTGACTTATCCGTGCCGCTCGTAACCGATATCGTAATCGAACCGCGCTGGATGCAGGAGTTTGGCGTCGACGAGTGGGATTTCGTGAATTGCCGGCCAAAACCGGAATTTGAAAATAAATATTCAACGTAAGGGGGACGGTCAAGTGAGCGAAGCCAACGAGGCAATGTATCAACTCCGCACCGACGTCCGAGATTACGTACAACAAGGCGGCTGGGACGCGCTCAGTTTTTCGATGCTGGCGTACCCAAACTATGCGGACGTTCCCGGTCGTGCAATCCAACGAATTATTGCCGATGAAATAACGAAGCTGAGGGAGGCACGTAAATGAAAATCGTAGAAACGCACGATATCGGTAATGGTTACGATGAATACTCCGGTAAAGGGTCGATCTCCGTCGTAGTAACAACGGAAGCCGGCAAAAAAGTGGCCGTCACAATTCGCGCAGGCGAACCGGAGGACGCCGTTTTCTTCCGCGACCTGGACGGCGCTTATTCGATCTCGGACGCGATTACGATGGCTTACGAAGCAGGTCTCCGCGGCGAGACGTTGGAATACGAATTTATTGACGAAAGCGAGGCGGAGGAATGAGTAGCGTTATTGAACTATTACGGAAGTATGTCGGAAAGCAGGGCGAAGTTTGGGACGAGGCGTACGAGGAAATCGACGTAGCGCTTGACGGATACATGAGCGGAAAGGATGGAATTTTACCGTACCAAGTCGCGAAAGTTGACGAAGAGTTTGAGGACGGCGGTCGCTGGTCGAACTACCGTACAACCGTTCACAAGGTCGAAGAGGAATCCGGTGCGGTCGCGTACTTCTCGTTATGGCGTGAGCTTCCGGCAACAGAAATCCAGGACGGCGGCGACTTTTCGTACGAGCTGGAAGAGGTTGTTCCGCGTGAAGTGACCGTTACGCGCTACGTTTCAAAACCGAAGGAGGCAGCCTAGATATGGGATATTACACGTATTTTCGCTTAGAAGTTACGCCAGAGTCGGAGGAGGTCCGTAGAGTCACCGAAGAGGATGAATCGTACAGTTACGCGTTAAGCGAGTCCGGCGGAGACTCTTGTAAATGGTACGATCATGAATCGGACATGCGCGAACTATCAAGTAGATTTCCGAACCAACTATTCGAATTGACGGGCGAGGGCGAAGAAGCCGGTGACCTATGGGTTAAATATTTCAAGGACGGTAAAATGCAGAGTTGCCCGGCAATCATTACGTACGACCCGTTCGATGCGTCAAAACTACGATAAGGAGGCGGCTTAAATTACGCAATCATCGCATTTTACACGAATCGGGGCGGAGGCTACCGAAGGTTTAACGCAGGAGATCGCTCGAAACTTCCGTACGTTCCTGGACGGTTATCACGCGGAACCGGAGCGGTTCGATGACGATTTGGACGCGCAAATCCATAAATGGTATTACGATGTACAAACGAGCAAGGCACGTAAGGTATGGCCGGCGCGGCCGTATTTCTCACCGTCGGCTATTGGAGCTTGCTCCCGGAGTCAGTACGAACGGCTGCGCGGCGCAAAGCGTGACGTTACGGGACAGTCCCCGCATCAAGGCCGCTGGACCCGGATCGGAACGGCAATCGGCGACGTTATTCAGCGGGATATCCTTTTCGCGGAGAAACACGTCGCTGGCGCGCGATTCCGGTTTGAACGGAACGATCGGGGCGAGCCGATGTTCGAGGATTTCGCGAAAACGAATCGGCTAATATCGTTCGATCCCGCGCCGTATTACCTTTACGGAACCTGTGACGGCATCATGCGATATGTTACAGACGATGGTGAGATTATCCGAGTCGGCCTCGAAGTCAAGTCGAAGCAGGGAACGTACAGTAAAACGTCATCCTACGGCCAGCGGAACGGTCCGGAAGAGAAGCACGCCAAACAATGCGTATGCTACTCGATCATGTACGGCTCCGCTGAAGCTCCGCTTGATTATTACGTCATCCTCTACGTCAACGGGTCGAAGAAGGCGTGGAATATGGACGCGGACGACTACGAGAAGAATCCGGACATCGCCGTTCATTGCATCCGAATTACCGACGTGGATAGGCGAGGGGTGGCAGAACATTTCGGCGGGATCGCGAAAGCAGCCGAAGAAGGCCGGCCACCAGCGCTTAGCCTCGACGATTGGACGTTCAACTCGTTTAAGACAGCGTGCGCCAGCGGATTATCTGACGAAGAATTAACGACGTTGGAACGCGAGGTTTCCGCAATTCAGCGGTCAGGGCTGCCGGATTGGAAGAAGCGCGGCGCGGCTGAAGCATTAGCGGAAATTTTCGAAATCCGAGGAAAGGCGGCGGCTTAACGTGAGTTATTACGACGACTTGCCGGTTGACGTTAATTACCGCCGATCCGCTAGTCGGATCGAAGCTTTACGGAGACAAATCGAGGAGATGCGCCAAGACCTTGTAAACGTGCGACATGACGTTAGCCGGGATGTGCTGGTCGGTGTGATTACGGACAAGTCGGACCGACTCGCGGAAGAAACCGCCACGCTCGAAAAGTGGGCCGAAGCGAAGGCGCGGGGCATCGAATATGTAGCGTGGGATTATGTTTAATTACGGGAGGCGATTGTTTGGTACGGAAGATTTTTTACGGAGCGTTAAACGGAGTTATGGCGGCTGGATTGATTTTTGCGGCCGCTATCGGATTGGCAGCGTTGGTCACGGCGGCATTAAGTAGCGATTATGGCTGGCCGGCGCGCTCGCTTGCTATCGTCATGCTTTGCGGGTCGGCTGCGGTAGGGATTACGTACGAGTTCGTGAGCAATCAGAAGGAGGCCGACGCCGAGTGAAGATAACGCAAAACGGCGGTGTATTTACGCTAGAGGTAAGCAGACCGCAATTGACCCGCATAGCTTTAGCGATCGGAGTACACATTCCGTCATGGTACGAGGCAGAGGCGAAGTCTTATGCCGGTGTCAAATGGTCCGTAACATCCGATTGGGGTAATGAGTACTGCGAAATGCTAGGCGCATTGGGAATCGACGTTTCGTTAAGTTACGGGAAAGTCGGAGAGGAGGCCGATTCAGACGTTCACAAAACGAAGCAGTAACGAGCCAGCCGCGCTTTATATCGGCCTGGACATATCGCTTACCTCGCCGGGCTTTGCGGCAATCTCCGTTAAAAACCGCCGGCCAACGCTGATTAAAACGGAGGGGATCGTCACGGACGCCAAGCAGCCGGACGGCCTCCGGTTCAGTCTCGTCGAGGCCCGGACGGTTACGTTCGTCAGTCAGTTTCCGGGGCCGACCGGAGTTATACGTGAGGATTACAAAAACCCGGCCTCGAAACGGCAGGGTCAGACGATATTCGGCGCGTGGGCAGCGGTGGATACGGGGCTGCAACGGTGCGGACTTCGCGTTACGGCCGAGGTTAACGCGTCGACGGTTAAACGATTAGTCGGCGGGCATGGTCGCGCGGAAAAGGACGAGGTTGCTGTGGGCGCTAAACGTATTCTCCGGCTACCGGAGGATTACGAGTTCGCTACGAATGACGAATCTGACGCATCGGCCATTGTCCTAGCGTACCTTATCGAAAAGGAGCTGATTGACGTATGATGATACCGGAATCCGTAAAGGTGGGCGCTAAAACGTATACGGTGCGGCGCGTAAATTACCCCGTCGTAGTTAACGGCCGCGAATGCTACGGTAGTATCGACTATGGAAGACAGGAGATACTCGTTCGAGACGATGAATTTTCGGAACAGACAGCGGTCAATACGTTCCTGCACGAACTTGTCCATGCCATCGCTCACGAGCGCATGATTGATTGGGGCGATCAGACCGAAGAGTACACGGAGTCTCTCGCGAAAGGGTTGCACGCACTAATAATCGATAACGGGATAACGTTCGGAAAGGCGGTGGAAGCCGATGACGAACCCTCTAACGATGTTACGACGCGAACGTGACGAAATTGAACGTGCAATCACGGCCCAGTCCGGGCGACTTACGGACTTGATCGCGCGCCGCGACGACCTGGACCGTCGGATTGCGGCTGCCGAACGAAAGCAGGGAGGTGCGTACTCGTTTTAATCGTATATTATTCGCTGACCGGTAACGTCAGGAGGTTCGTTCAAAAGACGAGCCTCCCTTACCGGGAGATTACGGACCCATACGTTGTAATTGACGAGCCTTTTATAATCGTGACGCCGACTACCGGATTCGGCCAGGTACCGCGCACCGTTGACGAGTTCCTACGGTACAATTCCGACGATTTGCGGGGCGTCGCGGTATCCGGCAACGCGAATTGGAAGGGGAACTACGGAAAGGCCGGCGATTTGATTGCGGAAGAATACGGCGTGCCGCTGCTGCTCCGGTTTGAATTATCGGGCACGGATGCTGATGTAGCGAAATTTAAAACGGAGGTCGATCGGATATCAAGTCACATATCGAATTAAACAGCGAGATTATGCAACGGGACGAGTCCGGCTTCTTCAAACTTGAGGCGGACCAGGCGGCACTAACCGTATTCTTAGACGAAGTTACATCGAAGTCAAAACGGTTCCCGAATACGAAAACACGCGTCCGTTGGCTTGTCGAAAACGGGTATTACTACGACGTGTTCGCGCAATATTCGGACGACGCGATTAAAGGCGTACATTCCGAGTGTTATTCGTACGGATTCCGTTTCGCCTCGTACATGGCTGCGTCCAAGTTTTACAAGGACTATGCGCTAAAGACGGACGACAAGACGGAATACCTCGAAGATTACGCGCAGCACGTCGCAATCGTGGCGCTGTTCCTCGGGCAAGGGGATGTTACCCTTGCGGAGAGTTTTGCGCGAGGCATGATGGAGCAGCGGATTCAGCCCGCGACGCCTACGTTTATGAATGCGGGCCGGGCGCGGCGTGGCGAGCTAGTTTCGTGCTTTTTGCTGGAAATGGACGATTCGCTTAACTCGATCAATTACGTTTTGGGAACGTGCATGCAGCTTTCGAAGATTGGCGGCGGCGTGGCGGTCAATTTATCGAAGCTTCGAGGCCGGGGTGAACCGATAAAAGGCGTGGCCGGCGCGGCAAAAGGCGTCCAGCCCGTAATGAAGCTGATGGAGGACGCATTTTCCTACGCGGATCAGATGGGGCAGCGGAAGGGCAGCGGCGCGGCGTACTATAACGTGTTTGGAGCGGACGTCATCGAATTTCTCGATTGCAAAAAAATCAATGCTGACGAAAAAGTACGCATCAAAACGTTGTCTATCGGCTTAATCGTGCCCGACAAGTTTTACGAATTGGCGGAAGCCGGCGAGGATTTACACGTATTTGGTCCGCACTCCGTCCGTAAGGCCTACGGTCAGCATCTCGATGATATGGACATGGCGGAGATGTACGACGTGCTGCTCGAAAATCCCGCTGTCACAAAGCGGAACCTCGGACCAGCCCGTAACATGCTGACAAGGATCGCGCAGACGCAGCTTGAGTCGGGCTATCCGTACATCTGTAACGTTGACAACGCGAACAGGCAGCACGCATTAAACGGACTCGGTCGCATAAAAATGTCGAATCTCTGTACGGAAATTTTTCAGCTCCAAGAAACGTCGACTATCGCGGACATCGGCGAACCTGGCACGGAATACCGCCGCGATATTTTGTGCAACCTCGCCAGCCTAAACATTGCAAACGTAATGGAGACCGGTAAGCTCCGCGAGTCTGTCCACGAAGGTATGCGCGCGCTGACGGTCGTTTCCGACTTATCCCGCATTCCGAATGCGCCGGGCGTTCAGCGGGCAAATTCCGAATTACACTCCGTCGGGCTCGGCGTCATGAACCTTAACGGATTCCTCGCGAAAAACGGAATTCCGTATGAAAGCACCGAGGCCCGCGACTTTGCTCGGACATTCTTCGCGGCGATGAACTATTACTCGCTGGAAGCGTCGATGTTGATCGCGAAAGAGCGGGGTCAGACGTTTGAAGGGTTCGAGGAGTCGGATTACTCCAAGGGGAACGGTAAAACGGGCCGCTATTTTCAACGTTACATTTTAGACGACTACTGTCCACAAACCGAAAAAGTCCGGGAGTTACTTGCGGAGATTACGATACCTTCCCGCGAGGATTGGACGTTACTGGCGTACGATGTTCGCGAATACGGGCTCTACCACGCGTACCGGCTCGCGATTGCTCCAACGCAGTCTATTTCGTACATTCAGAACGCAACGCAGTCCGTAATGCCTATCGTTGAGCATATCGAGACGCGAACGTATGCTAACGCCACGACGTATTATCCGATGCCCTTTCTGGCTCCGGAAAACTTCTTCGTCTATAAATCGGCCTATAACGTTGATCAGTTTAAGCTAATCGACATGGTGGCGGAAATTCAGCCGCACATTGACCAGGCCATTTCGACGGTGCTGCACGTTAATAGTACGGTGTCGACGCGGGAACTTGCGATGCTATACGTTTACGCGTGGAAGCGCGGGCTGAAGAGTCTTTATTATACAAGGACGAAGCGTCTGTCGGTCGAGGATTGTACGAGCTGCGCGGTATAAAGCGTTTTTACGAGGCAGTATGTCGAGTCCTGCTGCGCTTGACAATTAAGTCTCAACGCAGCAGAGAGGGCCGTTACTCGATCCATATACGATTATTAACGATATCAGCAATGGTAGACCGATGCACGCTGTACTTGTCAGCCAATGCTTGTTGTGAGACAACATAAGGCTTGTACTCTGACCGGATGGATCGGATTAACTCCCAAGTAAGCTTAGCTTGATTGTTATTTTCCCCGATCTGACTTGCGGACAACTTGGCGGCGTACTCCGGTGTGTAGCGGTTAGCTTTTAACGTCTCGCGCTCGGCTTTGGATAGCTTCCGACCCGTATGCGCTTTGCTAATCTTGCGCCCGATTTCCTCCGGCCTCTTGCGTCCTTTTAAGGGGGACGTTCGGCGCGAATCGCGGAAATCCTCAATCTGCTTGCGAGTCCAAATGGGACCCGAAGCTAACGTTTGTATCGGGATCGGGAATTTACCACGAGTCATGTAAGTGTTTATCATGCTACGTTTTCCCTGCCATCCGAGTATAGACAACGCCTCTGCGTACCCGGCGAGCGGCGGGACATTAGAATCTCCCATCGTTGATCACCGTCACAAATTGCGACTTTGGCATATTGCACATGTAATGCACAACTGTATCTCCAGGGCGAGTATAAAAAAGAGTCGTTGTGTCGTCGGCTGTATTCGCAGATCGTATGTACGCCTTTTTGCGATCATGTGTGACGATATCGCCGCTCATCAAATATTGAGCCATAATTTCCGTTTTCATCTCACATCTCCTCTTCACTTGATGGTCTAATCGTATAACATCGTTGTACAAATGTCAACAAAGTAACACCTATACGATGAGGGAGGTCGATTAATTGATCGCTGTTAACTGGAATCAACCGGAAGACTACGTTTCAACGTTTTGGGAGCAGAATATCGCGCAATTCTGGACGGACACGGAGTTCCCCGTTTCCGACGACTTAGCGGATTGGGCCGCATTGACCGAGCCGGAGCGCGACGTCTATAAACACGTCCTTGCCGGCCTGACCGGACTGGATACGCTACAGGGCTCCGAAGGGATGCCGCTAATTGCCGCGCATACGGAAGACCGACGAAAGGCCGCGGTCCTCACGTTCATGGGCGCGATGGAACAAATTCACGCCAAGTCGTACAGCACGATATTCACAACGCTGATTTCTTCTGCGGAAACTTCTCGTCTGCTCGACGAATGGGTGCCGGCCAATCCGCGGCTTACGTTTAAGGCGGACGCAATTTCCCAATATTACCGCTCGCTGTTAAAGCCGGACCCGACGCCAAGGGAGCGATACATGGCGAAGGTTGCGTCCGTCTTTCTCGAAACCTATTCGTTCTATTCCGGATTCTATTATCCGCTGTGGCACGCAGGGCACGGTCGCATGACGGCATCCGGCGAAATTATCGACATGATCGTGCGCGACGAGAGTATCCACGGTTTATATGTCGGACTTCTGGCGCAGGAGGATTTCGCCGTACTTTCGCCGGAGGAACAGGCGGCCGTGCTTACGGAATCGGACGAGCTGCTGGCGGAGCTGCACGCGAATGAAGTCGTGTATACGCGCGAAATTTACGGTGCGCTCGGGCCGGATTTCGTAGCGGACGTCATTCGTTACGTGGAGTATAACGCGGACAAGGCGCTGATGAATCTTGGCCGAGAACCGCAATTTAATCCGGCCCCGTTCAGTCCGATTGTTCAAAACGCAATCCGGACGGATACGAAGAATCACGACTTTTTCTCGAAAAAGGGGAACGGCTACGTCAAGTCAACAAATGTTGTACCGATCCGGGACGAGGACTTTGCGGCTCTTAACGAAAAAGTTTCCGCAATGTGTGCGAAATAGCCTCCGCCCGTGGTTATATACGTGAAGCACGAAATCATACGAAGGAGGTTGACGAATAGTGAGCGATAAATTGACGGGACTTGACGTTCTGAATACGACAGGCGGCGGAACTGTTTCGGAACCGTACGAGTGGGCCGCAATCATGGCTGCGGTATTTACAATCATGGCGTTTATATCCGCTGTAGTGTGGCTGGGCAGTCGCTGCTCTACGTGGCGCTCCGCGACTACAACAGTAGCCTCGATAGCGGTAGTTACCGTAACGATAATTTTCGGCCGATATGACGTGCCGGTCCCGGTCGAGTACGAAGTAACTGTCCAGCCCGGCCACGTTATCGACGGGGCCCGGTGGGAAATTGTTGATCAGCGCGGACAAATTTACGTTATTACGGCGAGGGAGGCGATGACCGAGTGAAGCGTGGACAATTAATCGTAGCTACGACGACAAGCGAGCGCTGGGGATATCGAAAAGGTGACGTATTACGAGTGAGGCGGCATTACGGAGAGATAGTCGCTGCCTCGAATCTGACGCAGCCGAACCAATACGGCAAGGACGGCGACGCTATTTTGTATCTATACGAAATTGATACTCACGTTCCGAAACCTGAACGCACTGTGACGACACACAGGTTTTTAGGAATTCCGGTTTGGCGCAAAACGGTTGTTCACTACGAGAGGGAGGCGGTAGAGTGAAGCACGCATTCATCGCGGAGATAACGATTAGACAACCGTTCGACGACGAATTGGAAAGTGCATACACGGATGCCTCGGATGAAAAGCGCACGGAGGTTATGGAAGGTATGCGCCAGGCTTTCGCGGAGTTGGTTGGCGAAACTGTCGAGGGAGACGGAGAGGTTACGGTGAGCGTGCGAATCGAGGAGGTGCCCGACAATTGAACGTTAAGTTAATCGCTCACACAGCGTTATCAGAAGACTTTCGGGATTCATTCGATTACGCAGACGATAACGGCTCGATCATTCGTAACCCGTACGATGACGGTCGCTACAACGAGAGGGCAGCCGTCGCCCTTACCGCTATCCGAACGTGCTACTCGCCGCTGAAACCGACGGAAATCCTGCCGGCCGAGGGCGCTAAGTACTTCGGTCAAGCTGCGTCCGATGGCGGCCCCGGCGCGGAATCTGACCGATTGTTCCGGCACATTATCCGGAGCAAGCACGTCTCTACATTGGAGCATATCACGTACACGTTCGCCATCGAAGGCGTATCCCGCTCATTGCTGGCGCAGTTAACACGGCATCGGATCGGATTCAGCTTCTCCGTTCAATCGCAGCGGTACGTCCGGTTCGGCTCCGACGATAAGTCCGGCGGAATGGGCAGCGTAAAGCCTCCATCGTGCAGCACGGACAGGCACGAACCTCCCGGCGATTTTGGCTCGTCGGACGCGTCGGAGTTATTCGACTTTGCGATGGAATACGCGCAGGAAATTTACGATAGATTGCGATCATGCGGTGTGCCCGCCGAAGACGCCCGTTACGTCCTACCGAATGCCGCAACGTGCAATCTCGTTATGACCGTTAATCTCCGCGCGCTGCTCGAATTTTATGGTAAGCGGCGGGCCGGCTCCGGTGCCCAATGGGAAATATCCGATTTGGCCGAACGGCTTCGCGAAGAAGTGACGAAGGTTGACGCATGGACAGCGAAATTCTTTACAAATGAAACGGAGGAATCGGAATAATGGCGATTTTAGCGAACTTTTTGGTGGCGGCGGATCAAACGACGATTATGTACGGGGGCGACACGTATTACCGGTTGGCAGATGACGCGGAGTTTCTTGCGGGGGATTTGGCTTACGTAAGGCGTAGTCGAGCCGACTTTTTGACACCGGGAGGCGTTTACGAAATTCTTGGTCCGCAAGGAAAAGGTCGATACTGGTACGTTGACGATAACGGCTCTCGACTAAACGGAGGGCGCGATTCGACGGTGGCGGAACGCATATTCTTCAGAAAACGATCCGCCAGCACCTCCGACATTCTCGCAGCCAAGCGTGCCGAATCCGAAGCCTTGGCCGCCGAAATTACGGCGTTGGAAGCGAAAATGCGCGCTGAAATCGTCGGTTCTATCGCATTTGTGTCGGACGAAGGATATCACGATGACATTCCCGCTGGAACACTCGTTAAAATTACGGAGATTGATGACGATTACGAAGAGTATCCGTACAAGGCCGAATTGCTTGACGGCTCTGATTATGACCGTTTTGACCGCGACAGTCTCGAACCCGTCACGTACGAAACCGCCCGCGCCCGTTTAATCGCCGAAGTCGACCGCCAGCTCGCGGCCGCGTTTCCCGACGCTAAGGTGGCCGCATAATCAACGTCATTATCGCTCTCATTACGTTACTAATCGCGATGTCAACCGTAACTCTGCCGGCAGAAGCCGAACAAGAAACGTGGCAGGCGTTTACAGCGACCGCATATACCGCAGACTGCCGCGGTTGCTCCGGTATCACAAAAACGGGCATTGACGTCCGGCAGACGGTCGTTGACGAAGAAGGCCGCCGGATTATAGCGGTCGATCCCGAAGTGATTCCGCTCGGCACTGCGCTGAATGTCCGAATAGGCAACGAGACATTTGACGCTGTGGCGGCTGACATCGGCGGCGCGATAAAGGGACGCAAAATTGACGTATTAATGGCGAGTTACGACGAGGCTATCGAGTTCGGGCGGCAGGACGTGGAAGTAAGGCTCCTATCGTCGCAAGACGTGGTTATTACGGAGTCGGCAACGTTTGAAAAATAATATTCAATCGGAGGAATGACGAATGAAGCACATTGACGGAAGAAAAGCGGAAATTACGAATCCCGGTTGTTTGTTTACTACGTATGAAAGCTTCGCGATTAAGCACGGCTACCCGGAAGCTGCCGCAGAATCCGATTTCACTGACCGTAGAAAGCGCCCGGTATCTGGCGATCTTGTAACGCTGTTGGTTTCGGGAACGCACGACAGCGGTTACGCTGGACAAGTGCTGTGGATCGTAGAAGCGGCGAGTGGCGAGCGTTTCATTATCAGCGAAAAGGGGCTGCGTATTTTGGGCGAAAAAGTAACGGTATTGAAGGACGAAGTCCTTGGAGTTGATCGTGAGTACCGCGAGGTTAAACGGCTCGCGAAGGTGGGAGAAACGGTAAGAGTCTTCGGTCACCGTGTTACGAAAGCTAACGGTATTTTTACCGTAGACAGCCTCGACAGATCGGACGGTCATATCAATTACACGGTAGACGGCCGGAATCGTTACGGAACTCCATATTATGACGGGGATGCTTACGTCGTCCTCGAACCGACGGGTATCGTTCGGATTAAAGGCAGCAGGTATCGTTTAGTTGAGCGGGAAGCAGCGGAAGGCGACCTCGTAATTGTTACGAAGGTTAGCGCGGGTTACGCTTTCTTTACGGTAGGCGATGTCGGAAGAGTGATTAGCAGTCGGTACGGAGCCGTGTACGTCAACTTTAACGGTCAAGGTAACAGTCACGTGTACGAACACGGGGAATGGAGCGTAGGGAAATCGGACGGGAATAGCGCTTATGCTGTACTCGAAGTGCTAACCCCGGCCGCTGCACCAACTTCCGAACCAACGCCGGCCTCCGAATCCGAAATTGCGCTGCTTCAGCGCCAAGTCGGCGACCTGTTCGCAAGGGTAACGAAGCTCGAACTCGACGTAAAGGTTGCCCGTGAGGACATCGTATTGGTCGAAGAAGGCGTTGCGGCCGATATCGAACGGCTAAAGCCGAAGCTCCCCGAATCAAAAGTAACACGCGACGAACTCGTAGCCCGCGCGAAGGCTGACGTTGAAAAGCTTTCTACTGCACGTACCCGCAACGTTCCGGTAAATGGTTCGGCCACGAAAGCGATATTCAACCTGGGCCCCGGCCAAGACTACGTAGATTTTGTGGTAGATCGCGTTAAACGTACCGTTGTCGCACTCTTGCGAACAACTAGAGGGGATACCGTATGGGCGCGCGGCATCGCAAAAGCGGCCCCCGGCGATTGCTTCAACGTTCATATCGGGAAGGCGATTGCACTCCGTCGAGCGCTGGCGCTGACAATTCCGGCCGAATACGTTAACGCACCGCAGCCGACGGAGCCGTGTGTCGGTGACGTTCTGAGTAACGGTCGAACCGTTTACGCCGTTAGACCTACGCATCGTACGGTCGGTGAAGGCGCTGGGTTCTCGTTTGTGAACGCTAACCGCGGCTTAACCTATTTAGACGATTCCGGTTATGAGTGGTGGAACAGTATCGATTGTGTACGCGTAGTTGACGACAGCCGAGACGGTGCTTATGAAGATGCGAAGGCGGTGGCGGCATGAAGTTATACGCAATCATGAACCGCGAAACTGGCGAAGTTGTACGCGATAAGACGTACGTTAAGCTAAAGGACGCCAAACTCGCGCTGCGTTACCATTACGGCGACCGAACAAGAATCTACGGAATCGGATGCGTAGAGCGTGCGATTAAACTTTCGTGGATTATCGACGACAACGATGAGTGGGTGGAGGTGGCCGAGTGACCTTGCTCCCCAATATCGCCATAACCGGTCATCTACGCAGCGGAAAAGACGAAATAGGCAATCGTCTTTCCCAACGTTACGGCTACGTCCGATTTGCGTTTGGCGACGGAATCAAGGACGTATGTCGACGGCTTTACCCGGATCAGTTTACGGACCCGGCCGGCAACGACGTAAAGCCCCGCGGCCTTCTTCAAGGCGTGGGGCAAGCGCTCCGGCAATTCGATCCGGACGTATGGGTACGGCAATGTTTCGATAAAATAGTGGAACACAGCGCCTACTCGCCCGGAGGTTACTACGGCGATACCGCACCTCGTCCCGTAGTAATAACCGACTTGCGCCAGCCAAACGAATACGACAGGTGCCGCTCGGAAGGTTTCGTCATCATCAAGGTTGCTTCGCAATCCGCGCTCCGTATTCACCGGGCTGCAACCGGCGGGGATACGTTCAAACTCGCCGACCTGACGCACGAAACGGAATCGCACGTTGACGGGTTCGCGGCCGACTACGAAATCGTGAACGACGGGACGCTGGCCGAGCTGTACGCGAAGGTTGACGAAATTATGGCGAAGTTGACTCCGCGATAAACACAAGCCAGCCGTCCTGCTCCGCCGCAAATTCGTACTTGCCCGGCCGTGCATCGAGCTTGGCCCGGTTATAGAAACGGCTGGCCGATATGTATCCGCGCTTATCCACGTTAGCAGCCGTCGGGTCCGTTGGGCTCGCGGCCTGCTTAATCGCGATAGCACGAGCGGCGGAATCAAATCCGAGCGCGACCCGGTTTCCTGCGTCAAGTCCGTACATTTTTACGATATCAGCCGAGAGCCGGAGCCGTTTCTGCGCGTCCGTGGCGATATAGAGCGATACGAGCGGTATTTCCTCGATATTAAACTGATTCATGCGGAAACCTCCGATCATAAACGGCTTTTGCCGAATTTGAAACGATTATATCACGAAAGGATGGCGGTAGCTATCACAGCTAAAACGTTTACGTATATCGAATTATTTGCGGGGATCGGCGGATTCCGGCAAGCGATGGACGCATTAGGAGGCGAGTGCGTATTCGCGAGCGAGATTGACCCGTTCGCGACGCGAGCGTACCACGCGCTATATGGAAAGGAATTTTCCGGCAGTGTTCGGCGTGCTTGGGAATTACACGGCGATATAACGCAGATTAACGAGGTCGATATTCCGAACCATGACGTATTAGTCGGAGGCTTTCCGTGTCAGGCGTTCTCGGTCGCCGGCCAACGTAAGGGATTCGAGGATACTCGGGGGACGCTGTTCTTCGAAATTGCCCGAATTGCTCACGCTAAGAAGCCGAGGCTGATGCTGTTGGAAAACGTTAAAGGACTGCTTTCGCATGACGGCGGCCGGACGTTCGATACGATGTGTGTGGCGCTTAACGATATAGGCTATGCGATTGATTTCCGCGTCCTCAACTCGAAGCATTTCGGCGTACCGCAGAATCGTGAACGCATCTTTATCGTAGCTAGTAGAGACGCCGTTCATGATCCGTGGGTATTGCCGAAATCGAACGATGTTGTAACGAAGGCGAAACGTAGAGCAACGGAAGCCGGCGTACGGACGTTTAACTTCGATTGGCCGGAGGACGGTGTAGTTATAACGAGGCTACGTGACGTGTTAGAAACGGGCGTTGACGAAAAGTATTATCTGAGTGAGGAGAAGACGGCGAAGTTGGTAGCGCAGCTTAACGAGCGACATGGTTCCGCTGACCCTATCGTACACGGTTCGCTCGAACACTACGGAAACGATCAAATGAACCGCGTTTACTCCGTAGACGGTGTTGCGCCTACGATTACGGTTGTTAGCGGCGGCGGTCGTGAGCAGAAGATTGCGGAGCCGCAGGTTAGCTTGTTAGGCAATACGAATCCTTCCGGTCGCGGTATGAATGGGAGCGTTTATGACTCCGCCGGGCTTTCTCCTACACTCACAACGAACAAGGGGGAAGGGGTTAAAGTAGGTGTTGAGTATTCCCGAAAAGAAGGAATCGGGAAGGAGTTAGAGCAGGCGCACTGTCTGTCAGCGTCGGATTGGAGGGGGCTTAACCGTAATCAAGCTCAGACTGCCGTCATGGAAGTCCGTCCCGTACTTACGCCGGATCGCGAAGAAAAACGCCAAAACGGACGCCGCTTTAAGGCTGATGGAGAGAATTCGGTTACCCTCACCGCGCAAGACAAGCACGGCATAGCAATCGGCACCTATCCCCGCTACCGCATCCGCAAACTTACGCCGCTCGAATGCTGGCGGCTACAGGGTTTTTCGGACGAGGCGCACGATACCGTAAAGCTCGTCGGCATTTCGGACAGTCAACGTTATAAACAAGCGGGCAATGCCGTTACAGTCAACGTAATCAACGCAATAGGCAAGCGTTTGATTTCGTTACTACCTGTTACTGACGTTAAGGAGGCGGCTTAGTTGAAATTATCGAAATTTCCAGTAACCAGCCCGGCCGGTAACGAATATCGCGTGACGATTGTAGAGGATCACGAAAGATTCTTCGGTCGGCGTTACCTCGCTGTTCTGTACAAGGAGCGGAAAGGCAGTTGGTTGGCGGGGCTGTTCCGTTTTAAACGTCTCGATTCGTATGAATACGATATCAAGTCCACTAACTTTATCGCGATTGCCTCGGACGCGGTCCAGAAATACGAGGCGGAGTATGCCACGAAAGTCGCTAAAGCTGCGGAAGCCCACGAACTAGCCGAGAAAAAACGTAAAACAGCGGCCGAGTTCACGTCATGGAATGGACTTATCACAGAAACAGACGAGGAGGGCGCGAATGGGTCACGTTAAAATCGACACGGAAAAGCAGTCCCGTAAATATACGGAAACTTACTCGTTGTCCACGGCGGCCGGTGTTAAACGGCTGCTCCGTGACCGGCACCGTATAGCGGCGCGGCGTTTTAAAGGTGACACGGCTGCGTCCGACATTCTTATCGACCTACACTCCGCAATTAATTCGGCTGGCCTAACGGATCGGCAAACGGAGGCGGTCGCGTGGGTTTACGGGGCAGATGTAACGCAGGCGAAGGCGGCCGGGATTATGGGAATTACGCAGCAGGGAGTAGCTGATTTGACGGACAACGCTGCTGAACGGGTGGCGGCTGTATTTAAACGATGGGAGTACGAAGAAGTCACGATAGAACTGGAAGGGGACGCGGCAGATGATGAAGCAGACACTAGCGGCAATCGTGACTGAACTTGAACAAAACGTAAGGGAACGTAAACAGGACGAAGGGCTTCGGTTTCATTACGCTGGAGCTTCGTACGACCTCGGTAGTCGGCCGGAGAGAATGGCGGCGATACAACGCGTGACTGACGATTACGTTAACGCAAGGGAGGAGCGTCCCGACCCGGAATTACTCGAACGGCTAACCGACGCGGTCCTTGACGAAGAGTTGACGGACACGCATCCGGATAAGGTGACGAATACGGAGTACCCGTTCATGTCGGAATGGCAGCTTGATTTGCGCCGCGACCGTGAAACCGGGCTGAAGGCGGCCGAGGAGACGGGAACAGACGGTAGAAATCACCGGAAGCCAACGCGCCGCCGCCGAACGAATTACGAGAACTGGCGCGTAGATAGGGACGCAAAAGGCCGGAACCAGGCCCGTCAGGAGCAGTATAAGCGGGATACAGCGGCCGGTCCAGTTGTCCGGGAGGCTACGGAACCTTTCATCAACGCGCGGAGTCAGGCGGCCCGCTGGCGGGATACGTTGAGCCTCGCGCAGTAATTCCATTAACTACCGCCTCATTACGGTTGGGCCGCGCGCTATAATCGTAGTGAGGTGGTTTTATGTTTGTAGAACCGATGTTACTCGGAAAACGTGAAGAACCGTTCGATGACGACCGCTACGTTTTTCAACCGAAGATTGATGGACATCGTCTCATACTATCGCGGATGGCCGGAGTGGTTCGTTTGTATACGCGACACAATAACGACGTAACACGGCAATACCCGGAATTGCATAGCGTTCCGATTGCTGACGGGGGCGACGTCGTTTTGGACGGCGAGGTTGCGCGGCTCGATGATACGGGATGGGTCGATTTTGAGGCGATTATGGAGCGGTTTCGGCTCGCGAAGCAGGCACGGATTAACGCGGCAGCTCTCGCTAAGCCCGTACACTACTACGTATTTGACGTGTTACGGTACGCGGGCGAGGACGTTCGAGGCTGGCCGTTAACGGAACGGCTTGCGCTGCTAAATCGGATTATTACGCCGAATCCATATTACTCGGTCATGCTGACGCTACCAGGCGCGGGTAAAGCGCTGTTTGAGACGATTAAGGCGCACCGTTTGGAGGGAATCGTAGCTAAACGGAGCGCTAGCGTATATGTCGGCCGGCGGTCCGATAATTGGCTGAAAATTATTAACTACGAATACGCTGACGTTACGATCGCAGGCTGGCGTAAAGGGGATTTTGGCTGGCTCGCAAATATAGACGGACGACCTGCGGGCGTTATCGAATTAGCAGTCCCGGCGGCGCACCGAAAGGTGTTTTATAACGTTGCCCGGTCGCTGGTTACGGGTGAGGATCGAGATTACGTTTACGTGGAGCCACTTATAAAGGCACGCGTAAAGTTCCGAAATTTCTATAAAAGCGGAATGTTGCGGACTCCAGAATTCGTCAGCTTCGTGAGCTAAGTCGTTTTGCTCGGCTTGTTACGGAGTTGTGCGCTAATTCCATCGACATAATTCGTAAGTCGCGCTGAGATTTCGTTCCGCAGCGCTTCCCGTGCAATGCCGAACCGTTCGTTATAGCCGCGGCAAGTGTAGCGAAAATAGAGTATGCCGTCGCCGGCTTCTTCATTCTGAACCTTAATGTTCCGCTTCCGCAGATCCCGGTTTAGTGCAAATTGATCGTCAGATACCTTCGTCTTAAGGACGTCGAGACAGCGCCCGAGCAAGCCTTTTAGCGGAAGCCGGGAGGCCGACACGCTATCAATTCCGTTTTGCAACATCGTAACAATGTACGGATACATGACGGCATCCCGAATCATCGTTAACTCGTCGAGAGTCGGCCGGCCAGCCGTTGGGATTCCGGCTTTCATCGCTTCGTATTGTTCCGCGTGTTCCGTCAATAACATTTTACCGGACCAACGGTTATTATCGTCTAGCTTACTCATAATACGGGCACCTCCGTAATAAGAACGTATGTTCCTATTATACGTAGAGGTGCCCGTTTTATGCAATAGGTAACGTTTAGGCTTGCTCCTCAACACGGAATAGCGCTTCAATCGTTACGCCTAGCGCGCGGGATATCGAAAAAAGGTGCGCGGACTCGTGGCGAGAGTTTTTATCGAAGCGCGATATAGACCCTTGTGGGACGCCGGAAAGTGCGGATAGTTCCGATTGCGTCATGCCGCGTTCTTTAAGTATTTCTAATAAGCGTGGAGTTACGTTAATCACGTTATCACCTCGAACTTATTATACGATAACGAATATTTTTTCGTCAATACCATTGACAACTGATATACGATATCGTATAATTAAAGTGTAAGGAGGTGAGACAAGCATGCAAGATTGGGAACCGCTCTTATCCTCGATAATCAACTTACTAGCCGCGTGCATCGCATTCGCAGCCGCAGGGAGAGAAAAGAGCAAGAAAAAAGGAACCAAAAAACGCAGCCGTCGGGGCAAACGTAAATAGGTTCCATTGGAAGGTCGGGTAGCATCCGGCCTTCCTCCCAATCTTAACACAGACGCTTCAAATAATAAACTGCTGGCGAGCTTACGCTGGAGGTAATTGAATGAAAAAGGGCGATTTGGTTCGTATTCACGGAGATACACCAATGCACGGAGAGAAGGGCGAGGTAGTGGAAGTGCTGGACGGATTCGTGCGAGTTAAATTTGTCCGTTGGAGCGGTCCATACACAGTTACGATCTACGAGGCCTATGTTAAGCCAACTTCACAGTATGAGTGGTCTGTATAATACAGGACCTTCGGGGCCTTCCGGGGAGGTGTAACGCCATGCAAACGGCAGCTACGGTAATATCCGCAATCGCCGCTCTCGTGTTAATAGCGGCCGCGGTCCGCTTTTGGCGAAATAGACGGAGGTAAAACGTAACAGACGGGGAGCGGTGGCCCGTCTGTTATTTTGCGTAAACGAACGTACAAACGTCCTGTACGTAGAATTCCACGCCTTCCGGTCCTGCCAGCATAACGGTTCCTTCACGAATCTCAACGACCCGCCCGGAGCCGAGCAATTCTCCGTTCTGGAACACGTCGACCGCCGTATTGTCGAGCGCAGCCGTGTGAAAATGGACCGGCGACGTTAATGCGCGTAGTTTCAACGGGCCAACTCCTCTCTGATAGATTACGAAAATATTCGACAAGTTGCCGGATTTTTCCTGCGTTTTTACTTGTTTTTTACTCTGTTAGTTACCTATACGTTATAGACGGCGCTTCCATACGGAGGCGTCCTTTTTTATTTTGCGCGAGGGGACGAACGATCCGGGTATACTCCGGACGTCTTCGCTAAAAAGGAGCGCATACGAATTGTCCAACATAATAGACACGTCAACAGGCGAAGTCATAGACGAAGTATCCGCAAGACATTTCCGCAACAGAACAGACGGTACGCAGCGTATCGTTATGGACGTAAAGCCCGGCGAACAAGTTAACGTCGGTCGGCCGAAGAAGTTCGAGAAAGCCGCCGAATTTACGATGGTTTTTCACGGCAGCACGCGCGAACTTGTCCGGTCGAAAGCGCTGGCCGACGACGAGAAATCGCTGCTATTTTCGCTGCTGATATATCTAGACTACGACCAATACGTTAAGGACGAGGACGCGTTCTTCTTCAACGTTATCCGGGCCGCCGAGTTGATGGGATGGAGCCGGGCACGCTGCGGACGTGTACTCGAAAGCCTCCGTAAAAAGCGGTTACTCGGTATAACAACGATTGGCCGCGCGAAATATTACATGCTGAACCCGCGCTTCATTTACCGTGGCGATACGGCTTCGCTGGCGTCGGCCGTACGTTTATTTGACCAGTCGGCGGAAGATAACGAGTAATTACGAATTACCATACGTTTCCAATACGTAACGCTAGCGTTACATTAACGTAATGCTAGCGTTACATTAGAAACGGCCAAAACCGCATAACGGCG